ACCTAGTCTGTTATCACCATCGGACAACATCAGGTGATTGATTATCGCATAACTGTTATTACTACTAACTGTCTTATGCAATTCAATGTCAAATTCTAGGAAATTACACTTCTCATACTTCGCACCGAAAGTTTCCTTAATCTCGATATTTTCCTTAAGTTCTGTGTATGTAGTGCCATCTTCCTCATCAATTATGGTGACATATGCATCTTCTTTACTTACTTGTTCATTATTATGCCAGTAAGTGGTTTCCTTTATTGAATTATTGTCCTTGTCTTTGAAATCTGATAAGTCGAATACTGACCTGAAACCAGTATTCAATCTGCCATCTGAAACTAAATCAGTAACAGTTTCATCGCCAGTAGTTTCAACATCAAATTCCTTGTAAGCACTTGCTACAAACTCTCCACCCTTGGTATCATAAGCATTGCAGGTAATCTTGATATTATCAACATTATCCATCTTCAATCTATCGATAAGGAATGTGAAGATATCATCTGATGGTCTTTGTACTTGAGGAAGCTTGATATGATACTCATCACTATTAGCATCCACCTTAAGACAAGTTTCACCGATAAGGCTGATGTCAATTGGAGTAGATGCAGTTGCACCAGTAATTGTGAAGTTATCCCTTTTAATATTCTCTGTGATATTCAATTCCTTACCGAAGTAATTGATTGCATTGTAGGTATTGAATATTCCATTGTGAGTATCCACTTCACTCATTATCTGATACCTTGTATCGTTATGGAGGATTTCTGCATAGGTCTTGTTGGTTTCTCCGATGATCCTGATGTCATCATCTTCGTGTTTGATTTCTATCCAAGGTCTGCCTCTCCATACAGTCCAAGTGGTGTTGCCCATTTTCAAGCTTATCTTATCGGTTGAGTAATGGAGTAATTCCATCTTGTAGAAGTTTTCCTCGACTTGTAGCCATCTGACCCAGTTCCAAGTTTTTGTTCTGTCATCGTATCTTGCTACTCTTACGAATCCACTTCTCTTGTTGAATTCTGCCTTGATTAATCCATTATTGATGATAACTGGGCTTACTCCAGTTTCTAGGTCGAAGATGCTTACCCCTGATGCAGTTTCTAGGTTTACTCCACCCTTGTATTGTAGGAATGGAGAAAGTCTGTATCGTTTCACATCAATGTTACTGGTTACATCATAGTAATATAATGTTCCATCTTCAGCCTCTCTAGTGAACATCAGTTTATGGTTGTACAATGGAGCAGGGGATACAACTAGGTTCTCATAGAATTGTTGGTACAGTTTGCTTATTTTGTCATCTGTTATTTCAACTTGCAATGTGCCTAGTAGTTCATCTACTGTGTTGTCAACATCATTATTGTATCGTGTAAGGAATTGTAGTTTGTAGCCTTTCTCATCTTTAGGTAACTCAATATCAGTTAATGATATCTTTGCTCCAACAAGACTAGTGTTCTGTGTTAACCCATAATCTTGGAAATCAAGCAAGTTTCCATTGAATGTCATCTCGGCAGTTGATCCATACTCAATACCATCATAAGTTTCTACAAGTGGTGTTTCAAGTGGTGTTACTTGTCCTTTCTTCTTCTGCAAGTGTGCTTTTGCAGGGGATGGACTATCGAAGCTTTTCTCGGCTTCTTCGGTAACGATTAATACTGTGTTGATGTTGCTTGTTGCATAGGTGTCATCAGTTTCTACCTCGATGGTTACTGGGTATTCTCCATAACTCAATGGAAGACTTTCATATGTCATTATTCCATCAGTATCAGTATATCGCTGATACTCTTCAATCACTCCATTTGTGAGTGTGAAGTATATTCTGCATCTGTGGTTTGGCAGTACTCTTTTTACTCCCTCATCGAAGTAACTGACCTTTGCTTTGAGTAGGTATGGGAATCTAGTCACAGTATGTTGGATTGGTTCTTTGACTAATCCACCAACAGATTTGTCAGGGCTTACGAATTCAAGAGTAGTAGGTAACTTGTTAGGCAAGTATTCTACTGGCTCTGTATCTGTACCCTTGTTTGCACCATCCACATTAACAGTTGGCAAAGTCTTGACAAGAACCTCTGATGTTACATTATCCACTTCCTTGATAGCATACAAGTTGATAGTGTATTTTCCATTTTCAGGGAAAACAAGATTAATATCAATATAACCATTGCCATCTGTGTATCTAGTGAAACTTTTATTATAAACTAGTGGGTTGCTATGAGTAACTTGAATCCTCACTCGTGTATTTGAAGTAGGGTACTTGGTGTCACCATTTTTATAGAAGCTTCTGATGTTTAAAGGCAATGCTTCATACCTTATGGTGTCGGTGTTCATCTTGTAACTGAAATGTGGAATATACTGGCTCTTATCGTGTACACTTACAGTTATTGTTTTCAAGCAACTGTCATAACCGATATCTCCACTATAACTGATTGTTAATGTTCCAGTATAACCGATTTTCCTAGTGTAATTGATTAATCCATTCTCATCGGTTGTGAAGTATTCTTTACTTGAAGTGATTGTCTTATTATTGTAAGTATAAGCATATTGAACACTCACTCTCTTGTTCGGAATAAGGAAAGGTTCTCCAGTAGCCTCATCAATACCCTTAAGCAAAATCCTTATAGGTTCGCTACTATCCTTACGAACATCCACAACATTATCATTAGCCTCAACAACATCAATAAGGGTATCCATATAGCAGTCATTAGTCACATTCAATTGAACACTTGACTCCTTACCTGCGAATACTGTTTCAAACACACCATCGTGGTTCTTATCGATTGAAGCTCCATAGGTTTCAATATTCATACGATAGTTGCCTTTCTCAAGAGTAGGGTAGATTGTTATCTGACCATTTGCATCACTTGTGATTGTTGTGTTCACTAATGATCCATCGTATTGTTTTCCAGTAGAGAGGTTTGTGTAGGTGATTTTTCCATCGATTCCTTTTGGATTTATACTTGCTCCACCACTCTTCGGAGTAGCAGTTAACTGTATGATGATTGGTGATAGGTCACCAGTCTGCTCATCTCGTGTTACTTGTATTGTTCCACCACTTGCTTGTGGGAATGTTATGTCAAGATTGTGAGTTGTTGGTGGTCGGCTGATGAGGATTGCTCTTCCCCTACTTGATGGAGCATACTTGTTATCACCCTCGTAATAGGCATAACCCATATAATCTCCAGTAGGTAGGTTGATGTTCCATTCTGCTTGACCACTCGCATCGGTTAATCTTTGTCCTCTTTCTTTCAATGCTCCTTTCTTACCACTATAAGTTCCATCTGCATCTGCTTTCTCGGAGCTTCTAATGAATTCGTATATCTCAAAAGTGATTGGAACATTAGGGATTCCCTTGCCACTACTGTCTTTCAACCAAGCATTGTACTCATCATTCACATAATCCACTATATGCATCATATATGCAGTTATAGTGGTGGTTTCCTTTCCCTTTGCATAAGTGGTTATCTTGTTGGTGTTTCTTGCAGGGCTGTACTCATACCTACTGCTACCATTGTAGTAGGTGTCTATTTGATGGTTTCCACTATTGAACATTACTGGAATCTTTGCTTGACCATTCTTATCTGTCTTGATTGCGAATCTTTGGTTGATACCAGTTTGGTAATTGTGGATACCGAATCGTAGTGTTTCTCCTTTGATTGGTTTTCCTTTATGGTCTTTGAGGGTTGCTACGAAATTGTATTCCTTACCTTGCTCGTATTTTTGGTCGCTAGTAGTAATGGAAGTCTTATGCTTGTACCATTGGTGCATAGTAAAAGTTCTGCTATAACTGTTTTTCTGATAATAATCAGTTCCCTTGTAGACAGCCTCGGCAGTAAATGTTCCTGCTTGAACACCTAATAGGTTTACTTTTGCCTTGAACCATCCTCTAGCACTTGTTGTGCATTCTACTTCTGAAGATATTGTTGTTTTGAAATTAAAGGTTTTTCTTTTTCCATTGACTTTGAGGGTTGTTGGGGTGTATTGGTAGATGCTTACATAGACTTTTTCACCTGCTATTGGTCGGTCATCATCTGTTAGTAATCTTCCCTCGATGTACTCGTTGTTGATGTCATATCCATATCCACCATACTCATTGTATATAGCAAGTTCTGTTCCTTGTCTGTATACAAGGTCAACAGTAAAGTAATACTCGATTGAACAAGGATTGTACTTATCATCACCACTAAACAATAATTGAGCAGTATAATCTCCACTTTCAAGATTAAGCTCAACATCACGATTACCATTCACATCAGTCAAGGCAGGGATTGAATATATTACCTCATCGTGATTATTTATAATATTAACATCAACATCCTTGTTTGGTATTCCATATCCTCTGCTATCTCTCAAGGTGAAGTAGAGGTTTCTACCTTTCTCAAATAGTGTTTGGTCTTGTTTTGGAATCTCAATGTAAGTGTTTGTCTTGTCAATACTGACTTCTGCTCCAACTTCATCGAAGTCAAGGTTCATATGGGTGTAATCGATAGTGTCCAAGAGTCCAGTTACTGGGTTCTTGTGCAGTACTCTTACATCTGACTCGTTAAGCAAGTTATCTCCATCATAGTGTTTGAAATCCTTATACAAGTACTCGAAGAGCAGGGAATCATCAGATGCACCCAATACTCTGATAGCAGTCTGCCAACGATTATCATCGTGAGCAGTAGTACCCAATGCAGGTAATATGTTTCTCCATCTCCAATTATATCTACCAATACTGGAAACAGTTCCTTTCAAATCAAAGACATATTCATTATCATCTGCTACTGTGTATACTCCTTTGAACATTCCATCGCCGATTGGCATATTATGGAAATTCAAGTAACTTGATAAGTCTAGGACTTCTCTGTCATCCTCCCAATACTCGTGGGTTTTAAGCATATTGATTGGAGGGTCTTGATTACAGATTCTATCAGGATCTTGAGTAATAGCAAATCTTCCAATAAGCTCGTGAGTCAAATAAGTGACTTCAGGTTTGCATTGGTAGAGCATATCATTAATTTTTGTGATTTCTCCAGTACTGCTTATCTCTGCCCATCCTCTATGGTTGAGTGGGTCACCATCAGGGTGTAATGGGTTGATGTCGATTGGGATTGGCATATCTGCTCTTGTGTGTCCTTGTAGGGTTACGATGTCTTGCCAAGGCATACGAAGTGTCATTGTGATTTTTTCTTCCCAGTCACCTTTTTTACCATAGTATTGTCTGTTTTGGTAGACTTCTCGGATTAGGCTGTTGGTGGTTGTGTTTGTCACATCAGCCTTGTGGCAACGATGCAATCTAACTGCTCCAATGTAAGGTACTGGCAGTTCTACTCTGATATCATTTTGTGGTTTTTTGAGTATGAAGTGGCATTTACTGAAATCCAATGAAAGAACAGACTCGTATTTTGGTATGATTGTTGTTCTCATCAATCTCATCATACGAACATTAGTAGTTCCCAAGTTCTCGTATTGGCTTGGGTCAAGTCCAAGAGTACAGTCTTCAAAGTCACTTATCAGAGTTAGTACTTCTTCTTCAGAGAAAGCAGTATTATTAAACCAGTAATAAGTAATATAAGCTTCATCTTCTGTCACTTCCTCAAAAGTCACTCCCTCTTTAAGTGTGCCATCCTCGTTCAAGGCATCAGATTTATTGATTTGAACTCCATCCTTGATATAAGCATAGTAATGGATTATATCATTCTCACCAGTTTCAAAGTTTTCAATTGTGACTTTTGTCCTCTCTTGCATATAAGCAGTTGCAGGTAGGAGGTTCAAGACAGAGCCAACAGTATATTTGTTTGGGGATATGAGTTGGTAGTAGGTGTTGGTTTTTTGTGTGGTGTTGCTCATTCCTTGACTAGTTAATTGGAAGTTGTATTCGTTCCTTAAAGGTGTTATGTGGACTACTACCTTATCGTGATAATCCTTATTGTATGTTTTGATATCTTGGATAGTGCTATCAGGGGATTCCCCATCATCATAGTATCTGCCCTCAAAAGTCTTCAATAATAACTCACCATCACTTACAGATAATGAATAAAAATGAGGGTCTAACAATCTATAATTTCCACTTGAATACTTCCTATACACTTCAACATTACCAATACTGAATAATGGTGTGGTTATTCCTTGAGCATCAGTAGTGCCAATGTTATGAATCTTCAATAAACTATCATAAAGGTTTAAGCTTGGAGTATAAGAATGAACTTCCTGATAACTCTCTGTGAAAACAGTAGCACCAGTCATTGCTCCAGTATCATTATTATATGTACCAGTTTTAGTTATAGTGGATAAGTCAATAGGTATTTCTCTCTCATCATCCTCTGTAGTTACAACTACTGAATCAGAAGATACTGTTTCAGTTATGAGGGTTTCTGTGAATGAACCAGTAAATGAGATAGGATGTCCATCATAGTTAACTGTTCCATCAACATTATTCCATAATTCCACAGTAACTCTGAAGATAAAATCATTAGGGTCATTAGAGTGTTGTTCTCCATTAACGATAATGTAATTTGGTAATAAGGCTTCTGCTTTGATGCTTTTCACATCCTTGTACCTTATTGTTCCATCTTGAACATAAGCCTCGGTATCACTTGTGAAATCACCATAAAATGTTAATGTGTTCTCTTCAAAATCATAAACTGGATAATAAGTATCCTCATCATTACCAACAACAGTAAAATTGAATACTCTCGGAGTCAACTCCTCATTAACAGTAACCTTGAAACTACAATCACCAACCTTTGTCGGAACAAAATGCAAAGTAACAACAACAGTATTACCACCATAAGTCTGCACCTCTGCAAATTTATAAGGGTCATCAGTACTCAAAGGGTGACCATTCTCAACCCCCACATTATTGTAAGGGTTAATATATAATCCATCACCATCAGCCTCAAAACTGATCCTACTGTCAACATCAGTATCTTCAACGATAGTGAATTGAATAGTGTTAAGTGTATTAACAGTATAAGTTTCCTCATTATCACAAGTAACAGTCATTCCACCATCAGTGCCATAATTCAATACACAATAAACACTCTCAAAGATAACACGATGCTCAACCATACACTTGCTCGGAGGAAACTCCAAACTAATACCGAACCCATTATTGAAGAAACTAGAAGACAAGACATTACCCATACTAATATTATTAAAAGTAACAGTAAAATCAGTATAACCACTATCATAATTATCATTCAAATAACTAGCCTCGGCATCAACATAATAATTATGATCCATCTCATCAACAAGCTTCAAATACTCATCACTATCGTGCCAATCATAAGTCCTATCAGGGTCAAGATGAGTCCAAAGCTTCACATTCGGCTTCGGAGTCTGTGAAACCATATTAGTCCTACCATCACCAATAACATACATTCTGAAATAGAATCTGACATTATTGATATTAGTGGTATCGGTTATCTCGGTACTTCCGAAATCAAAGGTCAAACTATTAGGCTTGTTCTCATCGTAATAGAAACCATTCAAGATGCACTCGGCATAACCACTCCTTGTCTGCACCAATTCTGTAGTATTATCGTAGACAGTATCTTGAGGCACAAGAGTAGCAAGATTATACCACAAACGATTCTCATCAGATTGTTTCACACTAACTGGTTCGATTGTTTGATAACTCATAAATTATCCAACCCCAGTATTATTGATATTCATCGTACTCATCAACACCCACAGATAGGATTTGTGTGTCTAATGGAATAGATAAAACATCCCTAACTTTAACCTTATTAGTAGCCTTTGCATAAGCGATGATATAAGGATTAGACTCATCAGTTCCAATAAAGATGGCTTCTAGGTCTTGAGGACTATCACCAAGCATAGAAAGGGTGATGTCGGTATTGTCACTAATAATATTCTCGCCCTCATTGGATGTACCTGCAACAGTAATAATAAAACCACCATCATTCTCGTGGAAATCCAAATAAATCGGCTTGTAATAATACTTAAACTCAACCTCACTATTCTCATCAGTAACCTCCTCTCGAAGACCCTCAAAAGCAAGACTAGTCATATGCTCACCATCAGCATTCAAGTACCCATCATAATTAATAATACTATCATCGCCAATATCACTCTCTTTAGTAATCTCCATATCAACATTGGAAAGACTAGATGCCAAGATTAATCTGAAACCTGCTCTCTCACCAATATCCATCACACTATCATTATCAGTATCAGTCCAATTCATCTGCTGACAATTAAACTTAACATTGAAATCTCTCCAAATGTGAAAGTTCGGTTGGAATGTAAAATTGTAAAAATCTGCCATACTCAATAACCTCATTATATTATTATCTTAAAAAATTAAAAGGGAAAATTAGTATCCAGTTGCAGGATTAGGAGATAAGTAATTAAGCATAACTTCCTCTGCAATCTGTTGAATACTCTCCCTGAATTCATTTGATCCATTAATAATCGCACCCTCAAAACTAATATTAATAACTGGTGCTTGTTCTTTACTCTTATCCTTTTCAACAGTCTTCTCGGTCTGTGTAGTAGTCTTCTCGGATTTAATAACAGTCTGCTTGACATTAGGTGTCTGCTTATTATTCGCTTGTTTAAGCATCGCAGATTGGAGGTTGAAATCCTGAACCTTACGATACTCACCACCATAACTGCCCTCATTGATATGACCATTCACATCAATAGTACCAAGCCCTGCTAGGAAACCATCTCTGAATTTACCACCAAGCAAGTCACCTGCATTATAGAATTGACTACTGTAACCCCTTATAGTCTTGATGATACTGTCCAGTTTATTCTTCAATGTACTTCCAAGCTTACTAACACCACTCTTGAAACCTGCATCCAATCGCTTACCATTATATTGTCCAGTTTGGTAGAATCTTTGAGCATAATAACGAATAGTTGCTACTGCACTAGTCATAATGCTCTTCGCAGTACTGATAGTTCCTGCCTTTGTACTGCTTAAACCTCGTTTGAAACTATTACCAAGTGTCTGACCATCAGTATGCAGTTGTTGTTTAGCACTAGCAACCTCACTAGCAAACTCATCAAGTGTCTTCTTCAATTGTGTTACTAATCCATTTATTCCTGCTACTGCATTACCCTTTGCAGTATTTCCAACTCCTGATGCATTAACCCTATCCATAAACTTCTTAACTTGCACTATAGCATTACCCATAGTCCACAAGTTATAAGCCAATGTAGTATAATCAAAACTAGTAGTCAATGTATTAGTCAAGTTATTCATACTGTTACTGATTGCTCTGACTTGATTAATAGCAGTATTAATCGGTGCTAGGTTGACACTTAAATTACCTACTCCATAAGCATTCACTTGCACTACAAAGGTCTTAACCTGACTAACTTGTTGAGCCAACTTCGGCAAAGCAGAACCCAAATCATTAGTACCACCAACCAACACTCTCTTAATACTACCAAAAACACTATCAGATGAGAAACTACCCATCAAACCTTGCATACTGTCACTAATATTCTTAATATTATTAATACTAGTCACAATAGATTGAAAATTATTATAACTGAAAGCATCAGCATTATACTTGCCCATCCTAGCCAAGAAACCACTAACAATACCCACTTGAGTACCAAGATTAGTGATACTTGCCCTGAAATTAGCAGTATCTACAATATTCTCATCTGCTTTCATATCCTTAACAAGATTGCGAATAGCAGTATTGATGTTCTTAATAGCATTAGCACTATGAATCAGATTATTAGCCTTATTAATATCAATTGATGTAGTCAACTTACCAATCTGTTGTTGGAATCTCCAGTTAAACTTATTAATTCCACTAATGATTTCACCAAGATGACTACCCCTCTGATCCAGTAACTGGCTTGGATTCTGTGGCTCTTCCTTGAGAGCTTTATTCAAGTTATTTATCCCTTTGAATATTTCTCCAACACTCTTGACTACTTCGGAGAATTTCTTCGCAGACTCGGTGTTCAATTTTCCAATATTCTTTGTCTTTGCATTGAATTGGCTGATGAAACTGTTACTGTCATTTCCATTGAATTTATCTGCCAGTTTCAATACATCATTTAAGGCATCTCCACCAGTCATTTTAGCCAATGCACTTGCAATATTATCAGATAAGGCATTCCAATCTGCTTTTGCCATCTCACCAACTGCAATAGCAAGAACACCCATCATCTCACTAATCTCCTTAAGTGCCTTGCACCCCTTGTCAAAGTTGGCTTTCTGACCACCAATACTCTCACCAAGGTCTGCAAGAGCATTACCCACCAATTTCATAGTAGGAATAAGAGCCAAAATATTACCAACAAGTATGCCTAAACCTATCTCAATAGCCACAAGACCAATACCATCAGTAGCCATTGTAACTGCTCCAAGAATACCTGCAGTCGCCATAAAACCAATCAACATCGGATAAATGTCTTCAATCAGTTTCTCATAATCCCTTAAAGCATTCATACCCTTGTTAACATTAGTCTTAATCTGCTCATATCTTTGACCAACAAGAGCCAATTCCTCACTAGCAATCCACAAGGTTGCAAGTGCCATAGTAATACCTGCAACTAAACTAACAAAAACTTCTGCCTCAAGAAGAAGATTACTCTTAATATTAGTCAATGTAGATTTAAGAGTCCTAGTAGCACCACCAGTTTCACTAGCAACACCACCAGTACCCTCTGCAATACCACCAGTACCCTTACTGCCACTACCAAAGAGTCTGCCAAGCAATCCACCACTCGGAATCTTCTTGAACAAGCCACCTATCTTGCCACCAAGACCAGTTATGCCTCCTCCGAATCTTCGGATTGCTAATGCTCCAACTCCAAGAGCGATTGCGAATTCACCACCCCAAACACCTAGATTGTACAGCCAAGGGCTTGTGTCTTTCAAACTGTTGAACCAACCACTAATTTGGACAATGTATCCATTCAGTTCAAAGAATATTCCACTTAATTGTTTGAACATTTGAATAAGGCTTGGACTTGCTAGGTCTAGTAATCCTCCTAGTAATGCTCCTAGACTATTGTAGAGTGCTTGTACACCATCCTCTATGGTGTTGATTTGTTTTGCTCTTTCATCAAGGTGAAGTTGTGTTTCTGCACTACCAAGTGCTTTGATTAAACCCTCTTTATCTTGTTTATCACCACTCCAGTAGGCTTTTCCATTCTTGTCCTTTTGGGCTTTGAGAACATCTTCGGTGATACCTACTTCTTGTGTTCTTCTAGACCATCCTGCACCTTGGTCGATTAAATCCTTAAGGGCTAAACTAGCATCTCTTGCACTTCTGCCCTCATTAGCCATAGCATCAGTAAATATCAAAGCAGTTTCAACAAAGTCTTTCTGACCCTTTTTCAAGTCCTTGGTATTGGAGTACATTTCCTTGGCAGTTAAACCATACATCTGCCCTATCTTCATTACTTCTGCACCAGTTTCCCTGACATTTAACTTACTGTAAGTGCCTTGCAAGTAGGATAATCTTTGATTGTACTCTGCTAGGTTCTTACTATTCCATCTTGTAGCATCATTTCTCTTTGAGAGTAAGTCATAGAAACCTCTGATAGCACTACTTGATTCCATATAAGACTCGGTAGCTTCCCACACTCCCATAAAGGCTTCAAGCATAGCCATCATCTTAACAAGGTTGACAGTTCTGTCAATAACACCACCGAAACCTGCACCAGTACCCTTATTCTTACTATTAGACACACTACCCTCGCTCAAAATAGGAGTCCTAGTCATAGAAGCTTGTAACTCCTTATTCTGTGCAATGATTTCCTCTGTCGCTACTCCAATCTCTTCAAGGGATTTGATGTACTGTTCTGCCCCAAGACTACCATTCTCAAATGCCATCTTGAAAGCATCACCCATCATCTTGGTCATTTCAGATATCTGCTCATCTGTAAGGGTTAGTTCTTTCATCTTCGCAACCAGTTCGGTTATGCCTATTTCCCCCTCTTTAAAGGATTCAACAAGTGACATACCCAACCTTTTATTCAAGGTGATTACTTGATCCTCTGAAAGTTTCAAACTATCAATCTCTCGCTGTAATCCCATTATTGATAATTTACCCTCTTTGAATGCTTGGAAAGAGGCTTCCAGTTCCTTGGTTGACCTTGCCAGTTTCTCGTTCTTTGCGATGACTTTATCGATTTCCATCTCATACTGACCAAGACCACTCTTCAATAAACTACTCCACATCTTGTCCAGTCCTGAAACTGGCATACTGATGCTTTCTTTCATCAGGGTGTTGACTCTTTTCAGGCTTACCTCGGTTGATGTTGCAAGTTCCTCGTTCTTGGCTATCATCTTGTCGATTTCCATTCCATATTCTGTGCCAAGTCCATTTCGGAGGAGGTTGCTCCACATCTTGTCTAGTCCTGCTAGGGGCATACTAATGCTTTCAACCATTAAATTAGTTAGCGATTCCATTTCTGCTGTAGTTTCTCGCATTCCAGTAGTTAACTTAAGGTATGCTTCCTCAACATTAACTGTTGACCTTGAAAGGTTTTCATTTTTCAAGATGATTGAAGTTAATTCAGATCCATATTCTTGGATTCCTTTTGCAAGGTTATTCAATGCAACAAGTTCTCTCTCGAATGATGTTAATGATAATCCTGCCCCTGATTTTGCCATAGCAGTTTGGTTCATTGAAGAGGCTTCTCGTTTGGCATTAGCCATCATAGTAGTCATTTCACCCAGTCTAGCAGTATTCTGCGAAACTGCACTACTGAATTTGTTAAACTCTTCAATAATACTGCTTGTTTCTTTTTTCACTTTTGGGAGAGGGGAAGCCATTTCCTTGAATGAATTAACAGTTTCCTTAATTGGCTTGTTTAAACTTTCCAACAATCCCTTGAGTTCATTAAGCGAACCCTCAAGATTACTGTTTGGTTTAATATTTGCCAAACCCTCTGCTAACTCTTCAGCCTTTTTAATAGCACCATCAATAGCAGATGAAAACTCTGATGTGTCAAGTATAAGTTTCGCTTCTACTCCACCAACAATATTAGTTGTCATTCTTTATAATCCTCCCCTAACAACAAATTTTCCAATATTCTCGTAAACAGTTTTCATAGCTTTTGGCATACTTACCCTGAAGAAAGCACTTGTTCCACTAAAGGAGTTGTAGTAAGCATGAAGCCCATATCTTCCCTCTGTGTTGAGGTCTTTAAGGTAAGGGTATTTCTTATCTAATACCATATATTCAGGCATCTCGTAGAGGTCATTCCATTCTTCATTTTCAGGGTCGATTATGATTCTTGTCATAAATCTGTCTTTGCCTGATCTCCTTACTCCATTGAATATTTCCATTTCTTCTATGAAACCTCCCTCTCTTTCAGGTGCATAGGGTATACTTGTTTCTATGACTGGGTCGAACATTGTTGCTCTTATTTCTGATTCTGCTTTTGCTCGTACATTGTCTTTGTAGGTTTCTAGTTTTTTTTGGAATTCGATGGGGTTTAGTATGAATTTTGCTTTCATATTGTTCACTTCATTAGGCTTTCGTATGCATCGCTCATTTCAGGGTTGTCTGTTCCTTTTGTGGTTACCATTTTTCCTTTAGTGCTTTTACTTCTGTTTGCTAGTTCGTGTTTTTCTATTTCTTTTTGTTCGGCTTGGATTATTTCCAGTTCGTTGTTGTAGAGTAGGTTGAATTGTTTTGTATCCATTTCCCAAAAATCATTCAAGGATAATCCTATCCCCTCTACTCGCTTAACTAGTAGGAAATACTTATTTAATAATATCTCTTCTAATGTGTCACTTGGGTAATGGAGAAAACCATCATCATCCTCTTCCTCTTCAATATCCTTACTCTCTCTGAAAGGAATTATCAAGCCTATTCTTTGCATTAGCCTCGGCATTCTTGCGAACGAATCTTTCAATTGATTTGGAAGATGTTCCTGCCTCTGCCATTTGTCTGATACTAGCAAGTAATCTGATTATTTCATTGTCAAAGCTTGTACTGTTTTCCATATAATATTCCTTGGTCATTCCCTCGAATTGTAACTCGGCAAGTTCCCCATATTCCTCATTAATGTAATCAGTTAATTGTTTAATTTCTTTCTCGTGTTCCTTGTCTAATGCCTCGGATTTTTCAATAATATCTCTTCTTTTATTGAAGAGGTCGATTTGCTTAAGGCTTAATTCAGCCACACTATCCAGTTCCTTATCGGATGGATCTTGTTTACGATTAATGGTTTCCATATACATCGCATTTGCTTTTATCTCATTATCAATTGCCTCAACATCTCTTGAGTATTTGTTAGCAATCTCGGATAATTCTTCAAACTTTTTAGTTTTATGTTCGATAGCCTTTTGATGTTCCAATAATTGTTTGTTGGTGCATCTTGCATATTTGAAGTCTTTTCCACAAATCTCTACTGTTGTTTTTGTGAATTTCATACTTTATCATCTCCACTTTTTAATAAAATTAGTTTTTTACATATAGGGGGAAAGGTTAATAAGGGTTAGAAAAATAGTAAAGGAATAACCCTAATAAAAAGGATTTAGGGTTATAATGGTTGAAATTGAGCGATTACAAAGGCTCTTATGATGGTTGTGTTGCTACTCCATAAGTCAGCTCATCAGTATTGCTAATGAATTTGACTTTAACTGGGGATACACTTCCATTGTAAGCCAAGTTGTACTCAATATTGATTGTTTTGGTGTCATCACCTGAAAGGTCTGACCAAGCTTTCATCAGCTCGACCTTTGGGAAGTACATCTCGAAGAGTTCTGTGTAGTCATCATTCAAGGTTTTTCCATTGAGTCTTATGAGTACTTCTTGGTATTGTGATTCTTGGGTGATGTGTGTTCCATTGGCTTCGCCAGTATACCATTTATCAATCAGGTGTTGGCTTTTCTCGTTCCATATGATTTCGGCTTCTCCATCCATCTCGAAGTTACCCTCATCGGAGGCATTTGCTCCAAACTCTGATCCTAGACAAGTGAAGTCATCTAGGTTGGTGTTGAAAGTGTTGGATGCAGATACTAAACAATCGTATTTGTAGAGTGCTAACTGTTCATTAGTTTTCTCATTCAAGTTTGTTCCGAAGTCTGCCATATAGAATTCAACACTACCAGTACCTATTTTACTGATGTGTTCACCGAAACTGGTTACTGGGTTTGGTTGATTGATGATTGGTGCATCACTTCTCCAAGTAGGGTGGATGGTTACTCCATCATCATCAATATTCAATTCCAACTCTGATATGGTACAGTTATCGTAAATGATACTGTCATTGATAGGTGTTCCATTGATTGCTACATTGTAAGTGTTGACAATGGTGGATTTTGGGATAGGTGTTGGATTGGTAAGGTTCTGTGCGAAGTTCCATTCATAGATACCAACTGTACCCTCGGCAGGTTGCACAAGAGTAGTAGGGGTAGGGGTATTGGATAATGTTCCATTATTGTCAACATTACCAAGCAACATAAAGAAGTATTCCTCGGCACATTCACCAAAGACTAATTTTTGCTCGAATTCAGGCTCGGATGTTACAGAGGTTCTGTCTGATCCAAGTTTGATGGTTTTTGTACCAGTATGACCCTCCCAATCGGTTGTGTCCATATCAGGCTCACCCTCGAAATCAGTTCCTCTAGCAGTTTTTCCACCCATACTGGCAGGATAAGTCGCATCGGCTGGTTTGAGGGCTACATTCCATCTGTGATAAGTTTTTGAGTATGATTTTACCATAATATTATTCCTCTTTATCTTTTTTCTTCTGTTGTTTCTTGCTTACTGGTTTGAAAAACTCACTCTTTATCAAGGTTTCGATAAGAGCAGTTTGGTTAGATGGAATATCATATACTTTTCCATTAATCAGGGGTTCGTTGGTTACTCCTAGGGCGATAAGCTCTAGGATGTTTTTGTGGGATGTCCCTATGTATTCCATTTTCATAATTATCATCTCGCTATATTGTGTAGTCTAGTTCGTAGAGTATTGTTATGCAGTTGCTAAACCATTCCTCTTCTTTTTCATCCTTGAATGGTTGCCAGTATATGTGGGCGATTGGGTTTGTGCCTACATATTTGACATCGTGCAAGTTTGGATGGATGTTTTCAAAGGCAATATTACTGAATACCTTGAATAAGGTTTCCTCGAAGTTCCATAACTCATCTTGCAAGGTTGAATGGTCGATGGTTCGTGTATGCAACTCTATCTTCATTCCTCTGAAGAATTCTCGACAATCACGATTAATTGTCTTCTTTTCGCTGTTATCATCATTGTAACCTACTTGGAAACAGATGCAAGGCACTTCAGTATTCCCATTCATCTCTGCCTCGTGGAAGTAGAATTCTAGGTCGGAGTAGTCTTTGAATTCAGGATGGTTTGCCATATATTCGGCAAGGTTTTCCAGTATTTCTTTTAAGACACTCATAAGTTTATCCTCCTTTTGCACCTAATAAGTCAAGTCGGTTACTGATGACTAATCTCATTGTATTATAGTTTCGTAGGTCTTCAGGGTCATAGACATAGATTTGGTTGTTTCCTATTTCGTGGATTCTTCGTTTGATTGGGAAGTCTTGGTAGGTTGTGAATCCCAAGAGTTTCATATTTGGGTCGGTGTTTCCAGTTGGGTGAGCTTCTAACCATTTTTGTAGGAAGAGGTCGATTTGGTCGAAAAGTCTTGTGGCATAGTTTCTGCCCTCTTTAGTGGCATCATCCATAACTTTGCTCTCGTTCTCCCACCATATCAACCAAGTGTAAGCACCTGCAGATTTATAATTCAAGTGTTGCAATGGCAATGGAATATCTTCTGCATCTTCCAATAATAATTGGTTTTGAATATAATATGTACCCATCAATATTGTTTCATCCAAGTCCTCAAGGGTAATATGATTATTAGCAGTTCGTAAAACTGCATCATAAAGGATTAACTCATTAACTTCCTGCCCAAATATCAGATTAATTGACTCGGTATGGGATAATCTTCTATCCTTTTTAGCCATCTTGGTATTAGTATCCTTTAGGTTGTATTTGATGAGGTAATGCCCACCCTTGTTCAAGTAGGTTTCAGCCTCAATAATATTGCCACTATCAAGCTCGACTTGATTAATGTAGCCTTTCTTCTTATTACTGAAACCAATGACAAGGTTCTGTGGATCAAACTCCTCACTACAATAGAAACTGACTTCAAAGCTTGTGCAATCGGTGAAATCTCTTGGTTTGGGTAATGTCATTCGGAGTACATCACCACTCTTGATACTTTCCAATTGTAGGCTTTTCTCGAAGTCACCATACTCGGAATCAACAAGAGATATTGAAGAATCAGAACCCAACAGTTCCTCATCTTCAAACTCATAAGGATATTGTCTGTCTACGAACATTTCTCGGAGATATTGCATTACTTTATAATAGTCTTCCATCTTGTTTTCCATTGAATATCTCCTTAAAAAGTATTATCAGGTTTAGTTACCCATTACATTAGGTACTTTAAGCATTCTCTTACCTTTTTCTAATGGGTAAGTACCTACTGCAGTAGCGAATTTCATCTTGATGATAGGTTCGTGTTCTTCTTTAGCATTATCGTACTTCAAGACATTGATTAATGGTGCATATTTTTCATATTGACCAATAGATGGTACTCTTTGCACATTAGGGTTGAAGAAGTCAAGGTAGAAGATTTCAAGTGCAGGTGCATCGGTACAGAATGCTAATAATTCTTTACCATCCATTGTTTTTCCACCCCAACTGAATACCATATCATTCAGGGTGATGGTGTTGTCTAACTCGAAGTTGTTGTGTCCGAAGATGTATTTGGAGGTTACAATGTCTTTGGATGCACTTAAGATGTCAAGTTTGGTTTTTGCATCCATACCAAGCATTATGTGGTTGATATCGTAACCCTCTTCCAGTTTCTTGTTTTTGATGGTGATGATATCGTGGAGGATGTCCTCGATTTCGGAGTTAGTCCAGTTGTTGGTTAATCCATAATTGGTGCTTTCATCAGTAGCATAGGAAACTGCAGATTGGTATACATTGTTGTCGATTTCTTGTGCAAGGTACTTGGTTACTGGTTTCATAACATCAGTAATGGATATTCTTTGTTCAAGCAAATCTCTCTGTTCGATATCCATTTCGATACCATATTGCTCAAGTCTGAAACCCTCTGGGGTGACTACTCTTGCTCTGATTTTACGAAGACTAGTTCCTTTTGCTTCCAGTTTTTTCTTTCTGCCTTTTACTTGGTCTTCAATCTCATCATAAGTGTTTACATCAGTTACTGTGATGTTCTTATCAGATACTTTTTGGGTTGGGAAGAGTCCTGCCATCTTGAATTCTTTTGCTACATCTTTTCTGATTTTAGCAGTATAGTATCCACTATGGTATGCTCCATCCACTTTTTGTAATTGATTTTCGTTAGCCATTATTGTGATTCTCCATTATAAGTTTAATAATTGAAAAAGTTAAGTTTGTAATTATGATCCACTACCTGATCCACTACCACTAGAAGAGGCTGATGCTCCACCAACAGTCAAGTATGGTACTTTGAGGTATGCGATGATGTATCCACCACTATTTGCAGGTTTGGATTCAAGTGCTACGATTTCGGAGTCATTAGTATGCTTGTCCAATCCAGTATGGTAATCAGTAATCTTTAATCCATTACCTTTTGCGATTGCAGAGTTAGTATCGGAAAGTGGTAATTGTACTTCTCCTACTTTTAACTCGAATGCAGTTACGAATCTTCTGTAGCTTCCATCTTCAACATCTTCTTGTGGGAGTTTTCCATATGGGAATTCAGGCTCGTACATTGTGATGTGGGTTGCTTTGGTAGTTGCACCCTTGACTAATAAGTCATCGCTGAAATCAAATTCTAAAAAGTTCTCTGCACCTACTGGGTTTTCAAAGGAGATGAATTTCTGTTTACTTGCATTTAAGGTACTGTAGCCCTCTGCGACAGTTACATCGCCCTCGTTGACTTCGTAGGTTTTACCTTGTTCTTTGTCATAGAAAGTTCCTAATGTATTTTCGGTCATTCTCTATTCTCCATAATATATATTAGTTGTTTTTCATTTGAGGACTACCATTCATCTAATGAGTCTTCCCATTCCTTGAAAGCCTCATAAGTGTATTTATCATCCTCATTCACTTTACTTGCAGGTGGTTCAGAACCATCTTGCACATTCCCTTGAGCATTATTAGTAGTCGCACCCTTTGGAGGTTCGGTTACTGTTTTCTGCTCAAGCATATACTTTAAATCCTCAACACTAGTGTCTTTGAAGATTTCTTTGGCTTTTTCATCATCACCTGCAATTTGTGTGATGAGTTCAGCCCTCGCTTCAGCTTCTTGTACTCTGTACTTTTCTGCATCGGCTTTGTAAGATTCCAGTTCGGTTTCCAAGTTTGTTAATTCTTTTATCTTTGCTTGTAACTCCTTGGATTCTTTACTGGAATCATTAAATTTATCTTGTAATTCTTCATACTGTTTTCGTAGTATTGCTATCTCTTCTTGCTGTTCGGTGATTCTCTCATCTTTCCTAGTTAACAAGTCATTGAATTTATTATCATCCACAGTATCATCTCCCTTATTACTGTTGTAGATTATTCCAGTTCGTGGATTATTTGTTAATCCAATACTGGTCATTCGTAAACTATTCGGTACTGGTTCATAGTAATCTCCAACAAGATTCCAATCTGCTTGGAATACTGGTGATAATCCACCCTCGAAATCATCAGGTACTTCGACTTGGAGGAAATCATCTTTGAATCGGAAATTATTGTATGATCCAATATTCTCATCTGTATGTTCTCTTGTGAGTTTGGTTTCGCCTAGGTTTTCGGCTAGATATTTGAGGGTTTCACTACTGAACCTTACTGGCTTGTCGAATCCCTCATCAGCATAATCAACTGTACCAACTCCAAAAAGGTTAATAAATTTCATAAATATCAATCTTCCTCATCAAGGAATTCTGCTATTGCAAGATAATCATCGGAATAGGCTTCTGTTCCATTTATTGGTACTAGTGTGCAATGTCCATTTGGGTGGTCATATTCCCAGTCATCGATTGGTCTTGGTGGTTGTAATTGTTGGTATTCGCACCAAGCACAAGGCACATTCCTTACATATGAGCATTGCCATTTGTAGAGGGTTTGTGGCTTGTTTTGGAAGTCTTGGTAGGCTCGTTCTGTCTTCTGCCTTAATCTACCTGCAGTAAACTTCCCTGCCTTTTTAAGCTTCTTCGCTCCCTTGTCAAGTTTCGCCTTGATTGAGAAGTCAGAAGCCTTATAATTGATGTCTTCGTGGACTTTCAATTGCAAACCTATTTCTCTCTTCAATTCAGAGCAGATGTCCTTAATGCTTTGAGTAACAACCTCGAATGTGAGTTTCTTGCTCATACTTGCCTTATTGAAGCCTTTCCAAGTAACCTTACCATACTTGCTACTTGGGAGGTTCTTATCATTCTCAAGTTGTTTTCTCTTGAAAGTTTCAAACATCTTCTCGAATTGTTTCTCATTAGCCTTAAGGAGTTTCTCTTGCAAGGCATCAATATCATCCTCGTAATGAGATTCAATATATGCTCTTGTCTTGCCCTGATACTTCAAGGCAAAATCATTATAATAAAATAATAAAGCGATGATGTAGGCTTGTTCATCAGAGTCAAGGTTCTTGAAATCAAAAACCTCATCAGTTAAATCAGCAGGAGTCTTGATAAGATGTTTTAATCCATCACTAACCATTCACTTCAACCTCCTGCAGTATTCGTTTGACTTCGATTCTTAACATCATTATGAACATTATCAGAGTTCGTACTGGTTTTCTTTATCCCAGTAGTGCCAGTCTTGTCAATATCCTCTTGACCTTTCTTTGTTATTGGCTTGTGTAAGCTTTCAGGATCAGTATCATCAGAATTCTCATCCCCATCTTCATCTTCTGTGAGGTTCTCGAATTCAATAGTCACATATCCACTTATGCCTTGAAGTTCAAGTTCTCTTCTGAACAGTTCTTCAATATACTTGGTAACCCATTCTTGATTGTATTGGAAGAAGAGTATTCTACCACTTGTCTTACTGTCAAGTTGGATGTCGGCTGTTGCTCTGTTACTTGATTCGGAGTTGAATACAGCTTCAGGAGTGTTCAATCCTACATAAATGCATCTCTCATAGTATTTGAGGTAGTCTTGGATTTCAGGTAATGTTCCACCCTTAAGCACTTCAAGACCTATTCCATATGGCACTACTACTGCACCTTTATGGTCGAAGTCGGATACAGTTTCCACTACCATATTTCGTGCATCCTCATCAAGGTAAGTGTTCATCTTGTCTTCGTTACCCATAGTAACAACAACAAGATTACTATTCTTATAAACAGTCAAAGTCATAAGTTCCTTGAGCTTCCTCTTGTACATCACATCATCAAGTACATTCACTACAAGACTATGACCTATTCCATCCCTCTCAAGGTATTTCATATGAATTACCTCGGATGGTTCAAAGTTTATCTCAACCTCCTCGGAGGATTCGTTCTTCAACTCATCGAATTTCCTGCGAAGCCAACCATTATTAGTCTTCGCATTCTTCTGAATAACTTGCTTGTAACCTAATAATTCCTCATCAGAGTCATATATCTCCATAATATTATAGGATTCTCCATCCCATTCAAGCCATCGTGGACATATATGATTCTCCTTGATTCGCAGGTTCATAAAGGCTTGACCATCAACTGCCCCTTTCCAAAACATCTCATCAATAATCTTATTAATATTCCAGTAATCCTCATCCATCTTCTTGATATGGTTTACTGCTTGTTCATTATCCCCAATTATCTCGAAATGAGTGTTGGATTTCACCATAATATCCAACAGTACACCGTGTACTTGTGGATCTCGTGTGGCATATCGGCAGTTCCTTACTGTCCTATTAATATGAGATGGGGTTATCTCGTAAAGGTCTTTCCCACTTGGATTATCAGGTTCTTTAGCACTTATATCAGCCAATCTGACCTCGTTAGGATAACTGTTGCGAACCTCTCGTTGTCTGAACCCATATATCCTATCAAAAATTCCCATATATATTCATCTCTCCATTTAGTATCCATAGATTGTAGCCTTTTCAGGCATACTTCGTTCAGGGCTTAAGATTCCAACAGTACCATAAACACAATAACCCAATGCATCCATACTGTGGTCATTGTATTTTATTGGCTTATCAATAGCATTGCCATCCTTATCCCTTTGATAGCAGTAATTCTCAATCTCCTTAATAGTATTCACACACTTTGGGCTTATGTGGATTTTAACTGATTTGGTGGCATTGATCTTCGCATTAACATCCTTGATTCCACCAACCATATTGTAACCATATTCATTAAATTCTTGGATTCGGTCAGGCTCTGCCTTATCACCATAAACAGTATCAAGGTTGCTTGGGTTAAGATTATTCCTCTTCAACATCTCATTAACCTTGCCAATAAACTGGTAATTTATAAGGTTTCGCTCGTAAACCTCATCAATAACATAAGCCTCATTATCCAACCAACCAACCAATAAGAAACAACTTGGGTTGTTGAAACCAAAATCAGAACCACCAGTATAATACTCGAAACCTCTACTGGATTCCTTGATATCCCAGTTCTGATAAATAATATCACCAACCAAGCCCCATTTACCAAGTGTTAATCGTGCATAAGTATCATAATCAAACTTCTTCCTATCCTCTGCCATCTTGATATACTTATCATCAACAAAAGGATTCTCTGTATAATGGAAATGGACAACACAAGCATCCTCATCCTCAATCTTATGAAATCTTTTATAAATCCAATGAGATTGCATTTCAGGAGTAACAACAAGCAATAATTGACCATAATCATCAATACTAGCTTGTCCTCTTACCCTTGAATCCAACTCCATAAAGATATCCTTATCAATTTCCTCACATTGCTCCACATAGACTAGATCAAGGTTAAGACTACGAATTTTCCTCATATCGTCTAAAGCCCTGAATATGATGGTTGTACCATTAGGGAAAGTCATAACACCCTCGGTCTTATTCTCCTGATAAGGCAAATCATACTTATCCAACAATTGCCTAATCTCCAACCAAGCAGTCTGCTTAAGGCTCGGTAAAGTCAACCTAAAAACACCAATCTTCGCATTCTTATGAGTGAAAGCATACAATAAAACCTTATGACAAGCAAACAGGGTTTTTCCAGATCCAGCACTACCCTCAACAACCAAATACCTATGCTTATCATACAAATACTCGGCTTGTTTCTCACTCAACTTCCACTCAACTGTTGGCATACTATTCCTCTTCTAGGTTCTTCCTATCCTCTTCACTCATCTTATGCTCGGATTTAGTACTAGTAATCTCAATCTTAAACTCCTTATCAGAAGCGACATCAACTCTGTCTTTCCTACCCCATCTTTCAGGGTTCTTCCTCTCTAATAACCAAGCAAGGGCAGTCCAATTCCTCTTATCGAAACCGATATCATAGATTCCCTCTGCTATAACAGTTTCAGCCTTTCTCTCGGCTTCTCGCAACTCTGCAAAAAAACTAACATAAGGCTCTTTACCCTCTCTAGCCTTGGTTCTCCAATAAGTCAAAGTAGATGGATTAATACCACAAGCCTCACAACTAGTACTAATATAATTGCCCTTTTCAATCATAGACAAAAGCTTCTGCTTAAGGATAGGCTCTTTAATGAATAATGGGGGCTTCTTCCCCTGAACCATATTCCTCTCTTCAATCTTATTATCATCATCAGTCATAAAAATCACAATATCCTCAATAATCCCTCAACAATCAACAAGGCAACACCCACAATGACACCAGTATAAATAGTACTCCTGATGCCCAGTTCGGTGGATTCTTTCTCATTCATCAACTCGACCCTTAACTTCTCCTCGTGCAACAAGGTAGTTAACTCGTTAATCGCCTTGGTATTATTGACTCGCTCCTCATTCAAGGTACTGTTCAGATTATTCAAAGCATCAGTATTCTCACCTAAAGCATCCTTGATTTCCCTTATCTCATTGAAGAGTGTCTTGTTCTCTGATTCCAGTTTGGTTACACGATTATTCAAGTCAAGATGGTCATAAAAAGTCGGACTACTCTTCTCCATCCAACTCCTCTGAATCATCAATATTATCAATTATGTCCTTGTATTCAGGATGGTAAACATCCAGTAATGCGATAATAATCAATACTACTGCACTCACTATCGCAGTTGCCAAGTTAGGATCAAGACTAATGCCAAGCAAGGTTGCAATAGCGACTAGTATCAGTCCTAAATCGCTGATTAATGTTGTTAATCTTCCTTTATCCATTCTGCACTCTCCAAAAAATTATATTCTCCCTCGCCCCCCATCAAAATAATAGGGTGTATGTGTGGTGGGGGGATATATTGGGAGATGATAAAATGATTATGATGGGGGGGTCATCGGTGAAAAAATAATAACCCTAAAAAATTTATAGTAATCAATCATCGCACAAGACAGTAAGTTGGTACATTCAGGATAACCACACTATTGTTAGGTATCTAACGAACAAAAAAAATCTGCAAAAACAAAAAATCAGAGATAATCAAAACATCTGACAAAAAACATAAGAAACATAAAAAAAATTTATGATACTTATGAAAGTTATGTTTTCAAAAACTAGAATCTTCAATACCCCCCCCAAATACTAAAAATTTTTCCGAAAAAAAAATTAAGTTTCTGCCGAAAAATAGCGATAGTCAAACCTTGCATATCGGTTTTCATACTCCAAACAAGAAAATAAGCACCATACCATCATTTTCAATCCATCGATATGCTCAACATTACACCAAATTTACTCAACATTTACCGAAAATCTGCAACAAAAAGGGTAAAAAATGCAACAAAAGGGGTAATTTACTCAACACGAAAAATGGTGTAGATTTAATCTACACTTGTATGGTACTCTATATGCCCCAAAACATACCAATGCTCCCTTAAAGTACAATTTCAAGTGTAAAGTGTACGAAAAGAAAAGTATTGCACATCGAAAAAGACAACCACAAATAATAAAAAAATAGCTTATATTGAAAAAACAGTAATATTCAATACCCCAAAACCCCCAGTTTTTATATAATACTAACAAATATCATATAAAAACTACCCCCCACATAATAAGCACAAGACAACAACTTGGTACATTCAGGAAACCTATAATATATAAAGTTTTCTG